AGAAAATAACAAACCTAGATTACTTTACTATTTTAAACGTAGAGGCTACAGAGGTTTTGCTATGAATAGACCGGATAAAAAAAGAAACAAATTATCTGTAACAGAAAGAGAAATAGGTGGTATACCTAACTCAAGTGAAGATATAAAACAGGCTCACGCTTCTGCTATAGAAACTTATATAGAGCATTTTGTAGGATTAAAAGAAACAGGATATGGTGATGTATACTTTCAAAGAACTCTAGAAGACTGGGCTAAATTTAATATAAACAATAGAACAACACATGATGCTTCTATTAGTTCTGGATTAGCTTTAATGGCTTGTAACAAACACAGGTATTTACCTGTTAATAAAATTGAATTAAAACCAGTTGATCTTGGAATAAAAAGATATGACAACAAAGGAACTTTATCAAAAATTATAAATTAATGAATATATATACTAATACCAATAGTGCTTTCCCTAGTCAAGTAGTGAGTGATGCTGAAAAAGCAAGTTTGGAATACGGAAGTCAAGTTGCTATGGCAATTGAGTACGAGTGGTTTCGCTCAGGAAGAACTACAGGTAATAGATATTTAACTAATTGGAATCAATTTCACCAATTGAGACTGTATGCTCGTGGAGAACAAAGTGTGCAAAAATACAAAGATGAATTGTCTATAAATGGCGATTTGTCTTATCTTAATTTAGACTGGCAACCAGTACCTATATTATCTAAATTTGTTGATATAGTTGTAAATGGTATTTCAGCTAAAAGCTATGATATCAAGGCGTACGCTCAAGATCCTGAGTCTGTAAAAGCTAGAACAGAATACGCTTCTAAAATACAAGAAGATATGTTAGCTAGAGAATATCTTGATTCTTTAAAAGACAGTTTGGGTATAAGTTTATATCAAAGTATAGACCCTACTAATTTACCTGAGTCACCAGAAGAATTAGAATTACATATGCAACTTAGTTATAAGCAATCAATTGAAATAGCAGAAGAAGAAGCTATATCATCTGTATTAGCACAAAACAAATATGATCTAGTTAGACGTAGATTAAACATGGACTTAACGGTTTGTGGTATTGCTGCTGCTAAAACAAATTTCAATACTGCTGAAGGTATAACAGTTGACTATGTAGATCCTGCTTATTTAGTTTATTCTTACACAGAAGATCCAAACTTTGAAGATATATATTACGTTGGTGAAGTAAAGTCTATAACAATACCTGAGCTTAAAAAAGAGTTTCCAGGTATTAGCGAAGAAGAATTAAAAAGAATACAGTCAATGCCAGGCAACAGATCATATGTTACTGGTTGGGGTGATTATGATGAAAACACTGTTCAGGTAATGTACTTTGATTACAAAACGTATTCTAACCAAGTATTTAAAATAAAACAGACCGATCAAGGTTTACAAAAAGCTTTAGAGAAAGATGATTCATTTAATCCACCAGAAAATGATAGTTTTGAGAGAGTATCAAGATCTATTGAAGTATTATATAGTGGTGCTAAAGTTTTAGGTACCGATACAATGCTAAAATGGGAACTTGCAGAGAATATGTCAAGACCTTTAGCTGACACTACAAAAGTAGAAATGAATTACTCTATATGTGCACCTAGAATATACAAAGGACGTATAGAATCATTAGTAAGCAAATGTATAGGTTTTGCTGACATGATTCAGTTAACACATTTGAAACTACAACAAGTAATGTCTAAAATGGTACCAGATGGTGTTTATTTAGATATGGATGGTTTAGCAGAGGTTGATTTAGGTAATGGTACAAATTATAATCCAGCAGAGGCACTTAACATGTATTTCCAAACTGGTAGTATTGTTGGTAGATCGCTTACTCAAGACGGTGACTTTAATCAAGGTAAAGTACCTATTCAAGAATTAAGTAGCTCTAGTGGCCAAGGTAAAATACAAAGTTTAATACAAACTTATCAGTATTATTTACAAATGATACGTGACGTAACGGGACTTAATGAAGCTCGTGACGGTAGTACACCAGACAAACAAACATTAGTAGGATTACAAAAAATTGCTGCAAACGCTTCAAACACTGCCACTAGGCATATAAAGCAAGCTAGCTTATATGTAACTTTAAGAATAGCAGAAAATATAGCTTTAAAAATAGCTGATGCTTTAGAGTTTCCGCTTACAGCTGAATCTTTAGTGAACAATATATCTAATTATAATGTCAATACATTAACAGAAATAAGTAATTTAAATTTACATGATTTCGGTATATTTTTAGAATTAGAACCAGACGAAGAAGAACAACAACAATTAGAGCAAAATATACAAGTTGCTTTACAGCAAGGTGGTATTGACTTAGAAGACGCTATAGATTTAAGACAAATAAAAAATCTTAAACTAGCTAATCAAATGCTTAAAATTAAGCGTAAGAAAAAAGGTAGAGAAGAGCAACAAAACGCTATGCAACAGTCACAAGCCCAAGCAAACGCTCAAGCTGATGCTGCTGAAAAAATTGCAATGTCTGAAGTTCAAAAACAAGAAGCTATATCAGGTTCTAAAGTTCAATTTGAACAAGCTAATAATCAAATGGAGATACAACGTATGCAAATTGCTGCTCAAATAAAGCAACAACAAATGCAGTTACAACACAAATTTGATATGCAGTTAAAGCAAATGGACATGAAGGCTACTAGTGAAAAAGAAGCTGAAATAGAAGATCGTAAAGACAAGCGTATTAAATTAGAAGGTACGCAACAGAGCCAAATGATAAATCAAAGACAAAATGATTTATTACCAATAAACTTTGAAGAACAAGACGGGGCAGCAATGATGCCTAATGTCTAATTATTAATTATTTAATTATATTATATTATGTCAGAAGTAAAAACAAATGAACCTGTTAAACAGGAAGGTGACTTTAAAATAAAGTCTAAGCCTAAAAAACCTAAACAATTAGGTGTTAAAGAACAAGAAATTAAAAAGGTTAACCTTAAAGAACCATTAGTAGAAATACCAAATGATGTTATTAAAGTTACAATACCTAACGAACCAGTTAAAAAAGAAACAGATGCCATTCAAATCGGAGAAACAAAGGAAGTACCTGTGGAAGAACCATCCGGAGATAGCGCAGAGGTGGGAGAACCTATACAAGAGTCCAACGAGACTACTGAAGGGTTTTCTCCGATCAAAGAAGTAACTGAAGAAGAAGTAAAAAAAGTAACAAAAGAAGTTAAAGAAGCTATAAGAGATGAAAAGGTACTAGGCAAAGCTTTACCTGAAAACATTGAAAAGCTAGTTACTTTCATGGAAGAAACTGGTGGGACTATAGAAGATTATACAAGACTCAACGCTGACTATTCTAGTGTTGATGAAAATACTTTACTAAAAGAATATTACAAAAAATCTAAACCTCACTTAAATACTGAAGAAATAGATTTTATAATGGAAGAAAGTTTCCATTTTGATACAGATCTTGACGAAGAGCGTGACGTCAAAAAGAAAAAACTCGCTAAAAAAGAAGAGGTTGCAAAAGCAAAAAACTTTTTAGAGGAAACGAAAAAGAAATATTACGACGAAATCAAGTTGAGACCCGGCGTAACTCAGGACCAACAAAAAGCTATGGACTTTTTTAACCGCTACAATGAACAGCAAAAACAAGCTGAGCAACAACATGATGTATTTCAAAAAAATACTAAAGAACTTTTTAATCAAGATTTCGAAGGTTTCGATATCAAAGTTGGTGAAAAAAGATTTAAGTATAATGTAAAAGATGTAGATAAAGTTGCTGAAAACCAATCAAATATTAACAACCTGGTCAAGAAGTTCTTAGACAAAGATGGTAATGTTAATGACGCGGCTGGTTATCATAAAGCTATATACGCTGCTGATAATGTCGATAGAATCGCTACTCATTTTTATGAGCAAGGAAAAGCTGACGCAGTTAAAGACGTAGTGAATAAGTCTAAAAACTTATCACCTATAAAAGCTAGATCACAACAAGGTGATGTTTTTATAAACGGATTAAAAGTTAAAGCAATTTCTGGTGCTGATTCTTCAAAACTGAAAATTAAAACAAGAAAATTTAACAATTAAAAAACTAAAATTATGAGTTTAACTCCTCAATTTGGTGCTATTGTTCCAAGTCCAATTCAAACTCCATCTCCTTCTGCTTATTTAGCATTTAACGGTGGAGCAAATGACTTTGCGCAACAATATTTACCTGAAATTTACGAACAAGAAGTAGAGCGTTATGGAAACAGAACGTTATCTGGATTCTTAAGAATGGTTGGCGCTGAAATGCCAATGACATCTGATCAAGTAATTTGGTCTGAACAAAATAGATTACACATATCTTACACTAATTGTGGTGTAGGTGCTGCTGCTGGTGGTAACAACCAAGCTATAGTAAGTATTGGTGGTGGTGCTACTGCTATTAATGTTATATCTATCAACGATACTGTTGTACTTTTAGATCCTGCTACAGGAGCTGAAGCAAAAGGTATTGTTTTAGCTAGAACTGCTGGTGACGGTGTTGCTGGTGGTACAAATGGTAGCGTTGTTGTACAGCCGTTTGGCGCTACATCTTTTGCTGTACAAGGAATCACTCAAAGTGGTGTTGGAGCTTTAGGTGGTGTTAAGATGTTTGTATACGGTTCTGATTACACAAAAGGAACAACTATTGGAACAGGAGCAGGAAACTCTGCTGAAAGAATATCTATTGATCCTTCTTTCACTCAATTTTCTAACTCACCAGTAATCATAAGAGATCAGTACGTTGTTACTGGATCTGATATGGCTCAAATCGGTTGGGTTGAAGTTGCTACTGAAGATGGTGCTTCTGGATACCTTTGGTATTTAAAAGCTGAATCTGAAACAAGATTACGTTTCGAAGATTACTTAGAAATGGCAATGGTTGAAGGTGAGCTAAACGCTAACCCTGCACCTGGAGTTAATTACAATGCTGCTAATTTACCAGGTACACAAGGTTTATTTGCTGCTATTAGAGACAGAGGTAACGTAGAAGTAGGATTTACTGCTGCTGCTGGACTTGATGAATTTGATGCAATACTTAAAAACCTAGATACTCAAGGAGCTATTGAAGAAAACATGCTATTCTTACAGAGACAAACATCTCTTGATTTTGACGATATGTTAGCTTCTATCTCTGGTGGTTTCGCTGGTGGTACTGCTTTTGGTTTATTTGAAAATTCAGAAGAAATGGCTTTAAATCTTGGGTTCTCAGGATTTAGAAGAGGTTCTTATGATTTCTATAAAACTGACTGGAAATACTTAAACGATGCTTCTACAAGAGGTGCTATCGCTGGTATTAATTCAATCGAAGGTGTATTAGTTCCTGCTGGAACATCTACAGTTTATGATCAAATCTTAGGTACTAAC